GTCGGGATGACCAGATTTCAGATTTAAAATTTACATTTCTAACTTGCTGATATTCAATAGGGCTATTTTTAGTTCTTAGTTAATTTTCACCGAGTTTTCACCGACAATATAAATATTACATTGTCTTCGCTATCAAACATTTGAGTGATTTTTTAATTAAAATGTTTGAATAAAAACACCGTAAAAACACTCTTAAACACCTCTAAGGCGCATCTTAATTATACGGCATTTGCCACTTTTTTAACAGAATCTTTAGATACATTTTCAACGAGCTTCGCTGTTAATCGGTCTATTGTTCTCTGTTGATTTTCTATGGTTTTCTGTTGCATCGAAATAACAGAATAAAGTTTATCCTCATTAGTTTCTTCTCGTCTTTCCTGCCCCATTATCAACCAGTTAGCATCAATGTTTTCAAAACTCGTTAAAATCTTAACTATGGTATCATAGTTAGGTGTGTTGCGACCAGTGATGATATTATTAGCTGAAGTCCAAGAGATATTCAATTTTCGAGCGAACGTATTTATCGTATGCCCTTCTTTGTTCATCAATTGAACGATGCGATTAGTAATAGTTTCTTCTTCCATTTTCATTATTTTTCAATAAATGAGAGAAATAAGCTCTCATTTATTTGGTTATTTCAAATAAATGTTAGACCTTTGCGCTACGCAAGTATTACTTGCGCCACGAAAATAATAAAAATATATCGAGGACGCAATAAAAAGAATATAAAAAAAATAAAAATGAGATTCAAAGAGTACATATATTCTCTTCCCAATCAGCGCAAAGAAGAGATATCAAAGATAATGAAGTTATGCCGTGTTAATGAAAGTACTGTCTATAGATGGTTAAGAGGCGATTTTATTCCAGCCCCCCAGAAGAGAAAGGTAATCTCAGAGTATCTTAAGATACCTGAAAACGAACTCTTCCCTGATGCATAAAGAATGTCTAAACTGCGACTCTCATCGCATGTGCATAAATGGTATCTACTGTAACTTACTTGAAAAGTATGTTCAGTATTCTACAGAAAAAGAATGTAAAACAAATAAAACAATCTTATGAAAACAAAGGAATTTGAGAAAGCAATTGACGCATTAAACTTAGGTATCGTAATAGACGAGATGAAGCTAAACCATTCGAATGTTCGTCAAGTAACTGGTCACCTTGAGAATGAAGGTATCATTTGGAATGATAAAGGAGAGGCTTTCTCTACTGATTTTGAATGGAGAGAAAATAAAGAAGATGGGGACCTTGTAGGAGTCTTTGGTAGCTCACTGGAAAGAAACAAATTGTATGACCTTAAATTTGAATAACTATGACCAGCATTAGAAAAGTTAGAAAAAAGGCTATCCGCAAAATGGGTTTTAGAATGTCTTTTCGGTTTTCTCACAAGGCTCCTAATCAAAAGTTAAAATTAACCCCGTCAGTACGAAAGAAAATCAGGCAAGGGCTGACAGAATATCTAAGAAAGAAATGTTTATAGATAAAGATAACTGGGGAAACTTCTCTGTCCAAGATTTGTCAGAGCGAGAACTACGACTATTACACGAAGCACTTCGAGTATATGTTCAGAGTCAACTTGGGCGTCTTCATCCAACTGACAACATCATGATTATGCGGTTTGATCACCAGTATAACCAAGCACTAACTCGAAAGGGATAGTTTTCACATCTTAAACTCCTACAGATATGATTAGAAACAAAATAGCTAATAAACGGTGGACAGAAGAAGATGCTACCTTTGTCAAGAATAATCTTGGTAAGCTGTCATTTGAACAGATGGGAAGAGCATTGAACAGAAGTGCTATGTCTGTTCGCCTCTTTGCTTTACGCAATCGCCTTACGGTCGGATTGCAAGTCAAGCGCAACATACTTATGGAGATGTTGAAGATAAAGTTCCGACATCCCGAAGACTTCACGCCTACAAGAACCTTTTACACGGAAACTGGGATTAATCAACGTCGGTTTTGGGACTTATACTATGGTCGAAAAAACATCAGCAGCAAAGAGTATGCTGCGGTAGCTGAATACTTAGGCGTAACCTTACAAGAGGCACTTGAATCACGCCAGTTGGATTTGTTCGAGGAAAATGAAGAATAAGGAATATGATAGATAAGAATTTCATTGAAAAGGTAAAGTCAGCTCTAAACATTGTAAATGTAATAGAAACCTTTACTCGCCTGCACAAGACAGGTGCGAACTATAAGGGTGTATGCCCTTTTCATGATGACCACTCACCATCTATGGTCGTCAGTCCATCAAGACAGACTTATCACTGCTTCGTGTGCGGAGCAAGTGGAGATGTTATATCATTTGTACAGCATCACCTAAACCTAAGCTTCATAGAGGCTCTGCGCTGGTGTGCTAATCAAGCAGGCATCGAGTTTCCTACCAAGGAACTCACACCTGAGGAAGAAGCTGCCTACAAGAGAAAGGAAGCGCAACGTATCGCAATAGATGCTGCTGCAAAGTTCTTTCAGAAGAACCTTGGACAAGCAGAGAGTTTCCTTGCATCACGTGGATATAGTCTTTCGGACAAAGCATTGACCGACTTCGGTGTAGGTTATGCTCCTATGGGTAACCTTGCGCTTGCAGAGCTGTCAAGAGCTGGTTATTCACAAGATTTACTGCAAGAAGTAGATGTGCTTGGAAATAGCGAAGGTCGCTTATACGACAGGTTCCGTGACCGCTTAATGTTTCCCTTCTATGACATGCAAGGTCATATCATAGGATTCTCTGGTCGAATCGTGACTCCAAACGATAAGACTGGTAAATATGTAAACACAGGCGAAACACCTCTATTTACGAAAGGTAAGCACATATTCGGATTATACCAGGCACGCAAAAGTATTGGTAAGACAGGCTTCGCTTATCTTGTCGAAGGTCAGTTTGACGTAATGTCTCTGCATAAGGTAGGTGTCGAGAATGTTATAGGTGGAAGTGGTACCGCATTCACTGAAGATCAAGTGAAATTACTACTTCGCTTCACAGATGATATCATAATGATTTACGATGCCGACCCTGCTGGTGTCAAGGCTTCGTTAAAGAACTGCGAGCTACTTTTGAAGGCTGGGGCAAAGGTGCGCTGCATCCGTCTTGAAAAAGGTATGGACCCAGACGAGTTCGCTAAAGCACACGGAAGCCTTACAAGCAAGAAGTTAAAGGAACTCACAGAACCTTTTCCAAAGGCATTTAAGCGAATGATTCTTCCACGAGGCTGCAAGGATGAGACAGTTATCACAGACTGCTTAAACTCCATCTGTTCCCTCGTAGCCTGTGTGCAAGACTCTGTTCTGCGTTTGGAGTACATTAAATCAATTGCAGAAGATTTCCGAAGCAAAATCGGACTCATCGATAATAAGGTGCGAAGTATTCGTACTCAACTAAAAGAATCTGTTGCTAATACAAATACACAGGCTGGTATCTTCGGAATCGATGCGCTAAAGGAGAATATTGAAAGCGACCGTCCTGCTATTATCACCTCTGTTATGCAGGATTTTCTCGACGGCTATGGCGAAGAACCTATCGTGTATGTGTCTGGTCGCCCGTCAACGAATGATATTCAAGAATTACGACGTGTCTACTGTTATTTTGTTTCCTCAGAGACTGGTTGTGATATTACTGATGATGGCGACGAAAACAATTACTTGCATACTCTCACAGAGATGTTTCGTGCAGGTATTAGGATAGACATGACCTTCAGTGATAGTACAGGCTCGTTCCTTGATTATTACATAGCATTGCACGGTAAGTTCTTCGAAAACTTCAATGGAGACCGAGTCCCTCTTGTCTCACGTTGTATCGAACTAACATCCTACGCTGACGATACTGTTATAACCATAAATAGAAATCATTACTGTTCTTTGCTCAAGCTAACTAAGGGACAGTTCGACGAAATCAGAAAGCCATTCGTTCTCAAGCGTAAGTCTGCAATGAAGGTGAGCATGCAAGCAGACAACCTCGATGACGAAGAGTTCGATGTGAACGAACCACCAGAATATGTACAAGAAAATGAAGAGTACAGAAGAATGTGGAAGGAGAGTGGATATTATCCACGTCTCAACAAGAAGAGCGAGCCAGTGTGCTACATGTTTCGCAACAAGAATGGTAATGGCATGACTCAAGTTGCGGACTTCTTTATGACGCCATTGCTCCATATCTTTTCAGATGATTTCGAACAGAACAAGCGTGTGCTGCGCATCAATCGTAGATATTACGAGACACCTATATATATAGAGATACCTTCTAAAGCTATGCTGAAGATGTCTTCAATCGAGGAGGTGTTAATCAACTACGAAGCGGTGAACTTCAATGGTGAAGAATGGCAATGGAAGGCAATTAAAACATATATGAGTCGCCACTTCGTGATGTGTTCCGAGGTGAAGACCTACGGTAATCAGCAGAGCGAAGGTATGAGTCGAAAGACAGATGAACAGTTCTTTGCCTTTGCGAATGGTATCTTTCACAACGTAGACGGTCAGTGGGTGTTCGACCCAGTTAACGAATTGGGTGTGGTTACGCATAATAAGAACAATTACTACCTTCCTGCTTTTTCAACTATCTATGCAGGTAGTGGTAAGCAATCAGATAAGTACGAGCTCATCAGTCAGCTTGTATACAAGGAGGTCCCAGCTGAGAAGAAGGTCAACTTCGAAAAGTGGGCTTCGTTAATGGACCAGGTATATAAGATTAACGACAATGGTAAGTGGGCTTTAGTTTTCGCAATTATGTGCGCCTTCAGAAGCAACATCCACTGCATCGATAGACTTTTCACCGCTCCCTTCTTTATGGGTCCGATGTCATCTGGTAAGACACAGATAGCGATATCAATTCGGTCGCTATTCATTTCTCCTAATATACCTATCTTCAATCTTAACACTGGTACCGATGCTGCAATGTCTACCATTATGGGTACATTCAAGGATGTCCCCGTTGTACTTGACGAATACAATAACAAGGACATCAGCGATACCAAGTTCCAAGCTCTGAAAGGTATCGTATATGACGGTGACGGTAAGCAAAAGAGAAAAGGAACCTCTGGACGAGAGATTGAAAACGATAAGGTGTTTGCCCCTGTCATCATCTGCGGTCAAGAGACACCACAGCGTGATGACAACGCTCTTATGAGTCGTGTTATTGTTTGCGAGGTTCCAAAGCCTCGAAACCGCACACCAGAAGAAGTGCGCCTCTTTGAAGAACTAAAGACTATTGAAGACCCAAATAAGATAGGTCTTTCAAACGTGCTCCTTCAGATCCTGGAACTTCGTCCTATGTTCATGGACCATTTCAGAAGCCTTAAACAAGAAGCGTATAACGAGCTGAAGCAAGACATCATTAACTCTGGTGAGATGGACCGCCTGATGAAGACAGCATCCCTCTTCTTGGGAACTGTCAAACTGATAGAGCGATATTCCAACCTTCGCCTACCATTCACCTACGATGAGTTTTTCAAGATTGTTCAAGAGAAGGTACAATTCCAGTTATCACTCATTCGCAGTACGGACAAGCTCGCAATGTTCTTCACTGCTGTCAATAATATGATTGACACGAAGCAAGTCATTGAAGGACGTGAGTTCCTTATCGAGCAACCTAAGAAGGTCACAGGTAAAGATTCACGTGGGGATTCAAAGACCTTCACCTTCGAAGCAGGCTCGAACATTATGTTCTTACGCTTGAGTGCAGTCTTCAGTATCTTCGACAGAAGCGGATATAACAATGAGAATAGCACGCTGTCAACGATAGAACAAAACCTACGTAGTCATTCTTCATACGTCGGAACAGTATCTTCAAGAAGATTCATATGGGAGGAGACGGTTGACGACGCAGACCTTCGTGATGGAAGTATGGTTAAGTTGCGCAAGCAGAAGAGCACATCTACAAGTGCTATCATTATAGATTACGACAAGTTTGTCGAGTCATACAATATCGACTTTAGAAGAGACTATGCTGACGACAGTAAAGAATGCAAGCCAGTCGAAACTAAGGTAACTAACATAACTGAAGAACCACCGAAAAAAACTCTTCCGCAAGAATTGCCATTTGAGCCTTCAGACGGAAGTGATGAACCTTTTTAATGAAAGTATCAAATTCCTTTAGAGCCGTGCCAGTTCGGATGAATAGGCACGGCTCATTTTATTCTATCTATATCACATATCATATCAATACCATATCACATCTATATCACATTCTTTATTACTGAAGGTGGCGAAAAAATCCCCCGTACCCCCAATTTTCAGAAGAAACCTCGAAAACATGACTTTTGAAAATAAATTTTCAGAAAAACACCGTCCTACAATCCTACAATCCTACAAATTGTTTTTCTTTTCAAACCTATAATATACATATATACCTATAAATCAAATAGTTATATTATTATTATAGGAAATAGATTTTAATTGTTTATTTGTAGGATTGTAGGACGTTGTAGGAAATAGGATTTTTCGTGTTTTTCTCTGTTTTGGATTCGTCGTCCTACAAAATATGTGTTTTTGTAGGATTGTAGGATGAAAAAAGAGAGTGAAATAGTAAAACTTTTGAGTGATAAAATTTTGTTATCTCATTGATAATCTGTAATTTTGCGTTAATTAAGTCTAATTTTGTAGGAATGTAGGACGGTAGGACGGCTAAAAACTAAAAAAGGATATGGAGAAAAAAAAATGGACTGCGAAACGAGTTGTCACAATTCAAATTGAGGAGTACCTTGCAGAATATATAAGTGCAAAATATTGTAAAGATACCGCCACTGGTGGTGTTAAGATTCCAAGCACCACAGACCTATACTTCTGCGTATGGGAGAATATGACAAAGCAGCGTAGCAATCAACCTGATGTTATAAATGGCAACCTCCGTATTCACTTACCACAGCGTAAGGCTGGTGTTATCGCAAGCCCTTGGAAAGATCCTGCTTATTACAACTACCTATCTCCAGCAGCAGCTAAGGAAATAGAAGCTCAGATACGAAGGATGTTCAATTTCGAACTCCATCGTGTTCTATTGGAGAATGAAGAGTTCGGTCGACAGAAGAGAAACCTCGATGTTATCTATGACTTCATTCGTAGCTATCAATTGAAGTCTATATCTTCAGATGCATTATTGAAGAATTACTATCGCTTCCGAAACCGACTTAGACCCAAGAAGGTTCGTAAGTATCAAAAAGTTGCATGTATTTAATATTTTTTAATACATACCAAACTATCGTTTTTGTCACTCAAATGTTTTATGATATGTTAGAATTTTTAAACACCGTACAAGTGAGACTTGTAAATCCAAATAGAGAAGGAAAGAAGAAAGTGTATGATTTCGTTGCCGATACCTTCACGTATATACCACAACTTACTGACAATGAAGCTGGTAATTATTGGAACTGCGATAAAACCATAGTAATAGACTTGCCTGACGAGGAAACCCGCAGAGCCTTCTCAATAGAGAGAAGTGCTATCGTTACAATCAAAACATCTGATAGGAAAACTCATAACATCGGCACGTCTGAAATTCCTGCACGAGTTCAGATATCTTCAAATTTGAACTCCGCAAACCTCGTTATCAAGTGTAAAATGCTCACAGACCCCCTTCTGTAGGTCTTTTGCCTACACCTTATTATATAGTAAATTCGCATCAAAAAGAATATTGATGAAAGAATTACAGTCTCTACTCTCCTCGGGAAAGCCCTTGTTTATTACCATTGACGGATTCCGACAGGCGATGCTGACCGCCTTTCCGCTCAATGGTAAGACACCCGAAAAACCCGAAGTGAAGTCAGCATTCGGTATGACGAAGGATGAAATGATTACTTATCTTGGTAGTCATTCTTGGTATCAACTCGAGTCACATCTTGCTCTCTTGGATATTCAGAAGATAACGAATCAAGAAAACACCGCTCCTATTACCCTTACAGATGAGTTCAGTGATGAGCAACTGCCTGATAACAGTATTGCTTATCATCGTGTGTTCGGTACCGTGATGTCTGATTCGTATTACTACTTCTCAAGTAAGCAGTTGCAATCAGACCTGCTTGCAGCAGAAGCTAATCCGCAAATCTCTTGTCACTTCCTTCACATCAATTCACCAGGTGGTGAAGCGTGGTACCTCGACCGCTTGAGCGAAACACTACGCAGCTGCGAGAAGCCTATCCTCACCTTCTATGAGCAGATGTGTTGTTCAGCTGGATATTATATCGGATGCCACGGTCAGCGTATCTACGCTATGACACAGAATGACTATGTAGGTTGCATAGGAACTATGTGTAGCTTCTACGATTTTGAAGAATACTTTGCGAAGCTCGGCATTAAGAAGGTCGAAGCAAAAGCAACTAAGTCTGACTTGAAGAACAAGGTCTTCGATGATCTTCGTAAAGGTCAGGATGAGCAATTTGTGAAAGACATCCTCGACCCAATGAATGCACAGTTCTTAAGCGAGGTTCGTTCACAGCGTAGTAAAATTGCTGACCTTCCAGACGATACTCCTGTCTTGCGTGGTGAAACTTTCTACACTTCTCAGGCTGTGGAACTCGGTCTAACAGATGGTAGCAAGACGATGGTAGAAGCTATCGTTGAAACTGCTACGATGGGGCGTGAATATACTGAGGCAAAGAAACTTAAAACTGCCGTTTACAACATATAAATGTATCATTTTAATTTTTAGTTATTTATGAGTTTAAAAGAAAAACTTACAAGTGTCATCGAATTCCTTGGATTTAAGCAGAAATTCGAAGACAAAAGTCTGTCACAGGATGAGTTCAACTCTATCGTAGCAGAGTATCAGAAGAAGTACCAGAGTACGCTTGCTGATGACATTGCTTCTGAACAAGCTGCACAGAAGACAGCTCAACAGGCGGATGAGTTTCAGAAGATGCTGAACACCATTCAGTCAGTTCTGAATGGTGGTGAGCCTTCAGCAGCAGCTGATGATAATGGTGGTCAGCAGCCTGCACAGCAAGGTAACGCAACTCTTGAGGGTATCCTTGAGGGTATTAAGGGTATGCGTGCTGATATTCAGGCGATGGGTTCAAACCCTGCACCTGATGTTCCTGCGCAAACAGTGAATGCTGTTCCTCTAAGTGTTAATGGTTTCGCAAACACAGCTGATTATCTCTTCGGTGTTGAGCATCCTTTCTTCTCAATGAAGAATCGTTGGAATCAGATTGCAGCTAACCCACGTGCAGCAGCAGCTCTGCCAGAGGTTGACGAGCAGGTTGATGGTGCTGCCTTCTATAAGGAGGTACGCAATTATGCTAACTCGCTCAAGCACCGCTATCAGTACCTTCAGCAGAACAAAATGCTTGATGCAGCTGCACTTGCAAAGGGTACTTACGCTACTAACTACGATGGAGTAGACAACGCAGGTCTTGGCGATCAGTTCGTTGTACTTCGTCAGGATGCACTCATCGCTCGTGTTCTACAGGTACGTGACCTTACTCAGTTCTTCCCAGTCGCTTACGGTTACCAGGACCGTGGTCTTGTTTTCAACGCCTTCTTCGATGAGGTTTCTCAGGCTTACCAGTCTGGTGAGGTCTTCAAGGGCGGTATGAAGATTGAGAACCACTATGGTTACGTTGACGACGCCATGATTAAGATGGAATGGGGTCCGATGAAAGAGATCGAGCGTAAGTACATCGGGTATCTCAACAAGGAAGGCTCTGACCCTATCAAGTGGTCTATGATTGAGTACCAGTTGCTCAATACCCTCCGTGCTGCACAGGTTGAGCAGAACAAACGCCGTATGCGTGGTATCTACGTGAAACCTGATAAGGGTGTTGCAGGTAGCTACCTCAATGCTGCTACTGGTGTTCTCTACACCTTGCTGCGCTATGTACACCAGTACGACATCAAACCACACGATGATAGTACATATCGCACCTATACACAGGCAAGTTTCCTCACTTCTGTTCAAGAGTTTATTGCTGACGTTCGTGCTTCAATCACTGAGGACATGGATCTCGACAACCACTTCATTTACTTGAATAAGAACCATCAGGCATGGTGGATTAAGAACGTACGTTCTACTTACGGTAAGGATACAGACTTCACTGGACCTATGGGTGCGTTGAGTGTGGTACCAGACACTACAATGCGTATCATCTGGTTGCCATACCTCGGTCAGACACCGTTCATGATGTTGCACGAACCAGGTAACATTCAGTTCTTGGAGTTTGTTCCTGGTGAGATGCTTTCTGTGAAGATGCAAGAGAACATGGAGCAGGTTCGTGCTTGGAGTGTGTGGAAGGAAGGAACTTCTGCTTCATTCACTGGTCGTCGCTTCTCAACTAAGGATGAGATGGACAAGAACAACTACGAGTGGCAGCAGATCTTCATCAACCTCTTTGCTGCAACTATCACCGATAAGGTGGATGGTAACAATGGATTCTGGCAAGTCACAGACAGTACCACAACACTGACAACTATCACCGATATCGAGAATGCAAAGGCTGGTGTAGCTTACTGCATCGAGTGTGGTGACAAAACTAAGTTACCAAAGATTACCAATAGTGGTAAGTTCGATAGCATCACGGCTGCCTTCACCGCTACAGCTGTAGGCGACTACATCATGGTGATCCTTGGTGCTGACAACAAGTTCCGTGAGTTGGAGCGTTGCGTCGGTGGCAAGCGCACCATCAACAAGGAGTTGCAACCTAACGTACCAGGTGGACGATAGATGAATGACTAAGGAACTGGGAGGAAAGTCGATGGAATTAAAAGCTCGGAACGGCTTACCTCTTCAGTTCCTTTCTTAAATCAATAATTATCATTAATAGAAATAGAAATGAAAAAGCCCAATATTCAGAAACGCTATCGTGCGTATAATCCTATGAAAGGATTTAACTACGCAAATCGTCAGTCACGCAATATGTTCATGGCTACGTTTGCTATTTTTGGCATCCTCATGCTCGTAGCAGCCTTGCTTGACCATTCTCTCGGTGCTGCTGCTGGTTCAGGTGTTACCTTCGCCTCTATGGCATTGCTCGGTCACGTAGACGATGTATCCGATAGAGATACACACGGTAGTGCTATCTCTTACATCGTATATCTCATTGCGCTCGATCAAATCGACCGCACCAAGGAGTTCCCACAACCTAACGCTAATCGTGAGGTTGCGCCTGTTCCTTTGAAACCGAATGAGATACCACACTACTTCGAGGCACACGACATTCCAACCTTCACTGGTACCACAGAGAAGGGCGACATCACTACCACAGGCGAAAATCAGCTTGTAATGGTAATGGGCGGAGCTCGTGCAAACCTTTATAACTTCATTGAGGAGTACAGCGGTGGTAAGTTTATCGCTCTTTATAAGCATATTAAGAAGAAGGAGTGGTACATCGTTGGTGAGCTCGAGCGTCCTATCATCCTCTCTAACACTGAGACGAAGGACGATAAGGATGGTCGTTACACCACGCTTACCTTCAAGCGCAGCTCTGTAGACCTTCCACTGATTTACACTGGTAACCCAGCTGTTACTGCTGCTACTGCCATCAATGCGGATGCTACAGATGTAGCTATCACAGCAGGCAGTAATACATACACGATTCCAAATGGAACGTCAGCAGCAGCTGCTATCGCTACAGTCAGTGGACTCAGTAAGAGCGATAAGGGTAGATATATCACACTCGTTGGTGCTGGTACCGATAAGGCTGCCACCATCGCTGACGGTTCTACCTTCGTACTCGAGGAGGGTGCTACGTGGACTGCGAAGACTGGCGCATCAATCACCTTCCGTGTTCTTGACACCACAACACTTGTCGAGGTTTCAAGAACTGAAGCCTAACCTCTCACCCCTCCCTGATACGGGAGGGGAGTTATTCACCATTTTACTTTTACAATATGTACAGCGCAAAAGAGAAATTAACGCACTTCCATAAGTTGGTAAGCCCTACAGTTGTGGAAGCCGACCTTGCCCTGCTGCACTCTAAAGCACCTCACCTTACCGATTTCACACGCTTCGACCTTTCGCCAGAGAAGAATCACGAGGAGATACTTTTCCTTCTTCTTGATCATTGTGAGCACGACGAAATCGTACGTAATCGACGTGAGTATGCTAATCAAGCAGCCGTCGAGGATAATGATAATAACAACGCCAACAACTCTTCTGAAGATGGCAACGAGAATCCTGAAACACTCAATAGCAATGGAGATGAAAGCCCAGACGCTAACGGTGGCGAAGGCAACGAGGACCCATCGGAAGGAGAGGGTGGCGATGATTCATCTGGAGAGGGTTCTGAAGATAACGAGTCTACAGAGCAATCATCAGAGGAACCTACTGCGCCTTCAGAGGATAAGGACGATGCTTCTTCTAAGAAGGAGAAGGCGAAAGCAGCTCCAAAAAAAAAGAAGAAGAGTACCCGAAAATAGACTGGGAAAACCTTACAGATGCGGACGTACAGATGGCAACCGTTATCTATAACGACCGCATCAACACTTGGCGAAAAATGAAGCAGCTCGACGAATTGCTGGAGACAAAGCCCACCGCACAAGCCGTAGCAGAAATGGCAGAACTGCGCATCCGCAATCTTCAAGCATTTGCCGAGCTGCAATCATTAAACGACACTGGTAAGTTCCTCTGTAAACACCCGATACTCTTCGGACGCTCAGAAATAGCCCAGCTCATTAAGTTGCTCCGCACTGATCCAGCCGAGTTCCTCCGCCAGCACAAGAACGTTCTCGACAACATCAAGCGTTATAAGTCATTCGTTAAACGCAAGGATCGTAAAGAGAAAAGAGAGGCTGATAAGCGGAATCTCGAAAAGTACCAAGAGAAAGAGCGACTTTTCAAAATGGTTCTTGAACAACAAAATAAATAATTACAATGGAAAATAGCATAAAAGTTTTTAATTTGGGCGGTTTGCCTACTGCCCCGCTGGACTCTTTTATCGAACTTCAGGAAGATTTCAAAAAGCCTGATGCAGACAAACTTTCGAAGCTTCAGATGCTCATCATCACTCGAGGTTTCAAGTATTCATTTAAAGTATGGAAAGATTCTGAAGGTAAGCTTTGGATTATAGATGCACACCAGAGGCGCAAGGCTCTTCTTGGACTTCGCTCCTATGGATTCAAAATCCCAGAGATTCCTTACGAGGAAATCCAAGCATCTAATAAGAAGGAAGCTGTCGAAGAAATTGCAGCTTATAATTCAGAGTTCGCTCAAAAGAATCCAGACACACTCCTATTCACTAAGTATAACATCAGTGGCGATGACCTTGCTAAGTTCAATCTTGGCTATGAGGTGAAACAAAATGACTTCTCAATCGGTACAGATAAACTATTTGCCTCAGAAAGTGACACTGCTGATATTCAAGAAGATGTTGTCGACACAATCCCACAAGAGGATAATGAAGTATTTGCTCGTCCTGGAGATGTTTTCAGGCTTGGGAATAACAGATTGATGTGCGGAGATTGTCGGTCTAAAAGCGATATCGTAGCACTAATGAATGGACGTGTTGCTGATATGATTCTCACTGATCCTCCTTATAATGTTAATTACGAAGGTGGAGGAGATAGCAAACTTACCATACAGAATGACTCTATGGAGAATGACCTCTTTCTTCGCTTCTTGCAGTCTGTGTTTAATGTTATGTTTTCCATTGTTAAGCCTGGTGGTTCTTTTTATGTTTTCCATGCAGACTCAGAAGGCGAGAATTTCCGCAGAGCTATTCGAGAAGCAGGATTCAAAATAGCACAGTGCTGCATTTGGGTTAAGGATTCTCTTGTAATGGGTCGACAAGACTATCAGTGGCAGCACGAGCCTTGCCTTTATGGTTGGAAACCAGGGGCAGCTCACTTTTGGAACTCCGACAGAAAGCAGACTACCATTTGGAATTTCGACAAACCAAAAGCCAATCGAATCCATCCGACGATGAAACCTATTGCACTGATGGCGTATCCTATTACAAATAGTACGAAGAATGGTGATGTTGTTGTTGATGTATTCTCAGGTTCTGGTTCAACCATTATGGCGTGCCAGCAGACAGACCGCATTGGGTATGGAATGGAAATAGATCCTAAATATGTGTCGGCAACTGTACGAAGATTTATTTCTATGTTTCCACAGCAGCCTGTTCTGTTAGAGAGAGATGGCGTAGTCTTATCGGAAGACGATACTAAAAAAATAATTCTATGTCTGAATTAGTTGTAAAAGAGATCCTATCAGATGAATATGTAAATCAAGTCAGAACGTTCGGGGCGTTAAACTATACCCCCGAACGTATTTGTCAGCTACTTGCCTTAAGGAAAGCTAAGCGAGAAGCATTGCTATATCGCATAACGCTTCCTGGTGATATTTATTTTGAAGCTTACCAGCAAGGTCTCGCACTTGGAGAGTATAACATAGACGCTGAACTTGCTAAGAAGGCTGAGAAAGGTGATAACGACTCTATTACTTTACTCGAGGAACGTAAGAATGAGCGTGCAGAAAAAGACCTACGAATGAAACTCTTTGGAATATGAAAAGTGAAATTGAGAAGTTAGACACCATCCACCCTGACCTAATATCTGCATTCTTGACGAATGGAGATTGTGAAGGCATACCTCAAGATGTTAAGTTGTTCTTGCAGCAGCTACAATGGTCTGCTGAGATATTCGAACACGAGCGTAATATTACGAGAGCAGCTAAGAAACTGAAACTTCGTATTAACGCTGAGCAACGGATAAAGATAGAAGAGCGCACTTGTATGGCGAGAATCTATCAGGCAATCAACTACTTTCAGGTTGACTGCAATGTTCCTATAAAGGTTTGGGAGAGTAATTTTGCAAACAAATATGAAGACCTTGCTAAACTCTGCGCACTTAATCGCGACTATAAAGGTATGAAGTCGTGTTATGATGCTGCTCTTGAGTGTCGTCGTCGGTCTTCGGAGATAGCAGAAGCAGATAGGGATTTAGGTGTTCTTTTCTTGATTTCTCCTGAGCTCACAGCAGAAGAACTTGGATTTTCGAAGAAGAATCTTAAAGAAATCGCTGCTAAGCACAACGAAGGTTTTTATATTAAGCTTATCGATTCTCTTCCTGTTGAGAACAAGGAGAAGAAACGACTGCTGCGTGATGCTGACATTCAAGATGCAGAAATAGTAGAGGAGATTCAAAATGACTGATGAAATTATAAACAACGAACAACCTACAGTTGACTTCGAGCATTACTATATGAATCGTGTTCAGCTGTTAGCGAATATTATCGACCCGAATATGCTCTATGCAGAGTGGGCTCGTGCGACTGGTAAGACGGAGGGCGTTATCGTTCCTCGTCTTATTCGTGTTACAAATGATATGCCTGGTGAACTTTCGTTCCTTGTTCACAAGACTTACGTCGCCTTGATGACGAACGTCTGGCCTAACATTCAGGCTTCGTTCTCACGTCCTGTCATCGTGAATGGCAAGCAGCGTGCAATGTTAGAGTATGGCATCGACTATGTGGTGGGCGAAGCAAAGCTACCTTCACACTTCCGTCGACCACGCTACCCTATTGCCTACGCTAAGCACTCGGTCATCTTCCGCAATGGTGCACACCTCCAGTTGGTATCTTCTGATCAGCCTGAGAGTGTCGCTGGTCGTAATGCCGTGCACGCTTTCGTCGAAGAGATGAAGCACAACAGTGGTGAGAAATTAAAGTCACGCCTTTTCCCTTCTCTCCGTGGTGGTTCAGCCGACATCCGTCGCTCTGCCTACTATGAAGGTGTGACAGGTGTGAGCGATACGGCACGTGTCGACCTTGGTGAAGACGATTGGTTTGAGGAATACGAAAACAAGATGGACCGACAGCTCATTGAGGAGATAGCAAGTGTCTCGCTCGCTATCAATCAGTCGCTCTACAAGCAGTTTATGCTCCAACAAGATTTGCGCAATACGAAGAACCCTGTCACAATGGAGAAGATAAGACTGGAAAATGAACGCCTTAACGCTTTTGTTACCCGATGGAAACCACGATTAGCAGATATGCGAAGGAACGCAATCTACTATATTCGTGCTTCATCGTTCTGCAATAAAGACATCTTGGGTCCTAAGTTCTTCAAGACCCAGCTTGATACGTTGGATATGGATGAGTTCTTGACGGCTATCTGTGCTATTCGACATAAGGAGGTAACTAACAAGTTCTTTACCACCTACGATCACGAGCGACACCAGTTCAAGGATAGCTATATCTATGACCAGATACTGAAACTAAACCTCAAGGACCACTTCACCCTCACCGCTCGCTATCTTCGACATTACGATAAGCGTGAACCGCTCTACATTGGTTACGACCCTGGTAACTTCCAATCGCTCATCGTCGGACAGAAGAAAGACTATGGTAGTCGCTTCGACATCATCAAGGAGTTTTGGGCTTACATACCCGATGACCAGCAGAATCTTGCACAACAGGTGTATTCGTTCTTTGGTACTGATGCAGTGAATAAGGTGATACATCTCTATCCTGACCGTGCTGGTAACAAGACACGTGAGGAATTAGAACAGATAACTACTGACTCACTAACGATGAAAGCAGCCTTAGAGAGTTACGGCTTTTCAGTTATCCTCTACAACGACGGTGCGCCTACTATCTACCACTGGCAGCAGTTCCGCCTTTGCCAGTTGCTCTTTGGTGAGAAACTTCCTTTGCTTCCGAAGGTGCGAATAGATGAGAACGAATGCCCTTACCTTTGCAGTGCAATTTTGATTAGTCCGTTGAAGAAAACCAACGGCAGAATAGAACTCGACAAAGCATCAGAGAAGAAGGAAGAACTCAAGCGAAGACCAGGACTAACAACGCAGCTCCCAAGTGCGATGATTTACCTTTTATACGGTCTTTATTCTGACCTTATCAAGAAGGAATTAAGCAGTTATCCTGATGATTTGCCTGAAAACATCACGATATAACACCCAATAATGTCCAATATTTGATATAAAAAATGTCCAAAACAGGGCAATAATAAAGGTTATTTACATAGGTCAAAATATTATTTTATTGTGTTTCAGTGGTTTACGTTTTGAAAATCAAAATCAAAAATAAACAAACGACCGAAATCACCACGCACCGCTGAGTTGAGGAAAAGAGGTGCAACGTTCCAAAAGTTGGGAAATATGACAGGGAGGGGATAAAATCGTCCTTTGTTCCCACAGCGGTTTTCAGTAATTTCGCAAGTAATGGAGAAGACAATTGAATTGAACGGCATCGATGCAATGCAATGGGCAAGAGAGATAAGCAGAGTACCACAAGGTGACTTCACTATCTGCTTCTTTCCTTACGCTCGCTCACAGGGGATGGCAGGCGAGCAAATGGTAGTCAAGGAACATTGCAAGTACCGCACGCAACTACCAGACGAGTGCTTCAAGGTCGATTCCGAGAACTACTTTCTCTTCGAGGACCAAGAGGGAAACCCTAAGATGTGCTATCGCATACTCATCAGATACATGGGGTTCCCACAAGACGGATATAAACTACATAAGATAAATTGGTTATGACAGATAGTATTGAACTGCACGGCAACGCTGGACTCTACGTCATGGACGGCAATACCTTCTCCTTTCAGATTGGAGAAGGAAGAGAGTTGTCGACAAGCCCAGGGCTACTCGTACCACAGGGTAGACAGTCGTACCTACACGAACACCAGTGGTTGAGTGTTAACGGATATCAGGTATGTATGCGTGGCGTGAACAACGCACTGTGCGAAGAGGTTGCGATGGAGATTAAGCAGAACCGCCTGCTGCCTCGCTTGTATAGCAAGGAGATTAAAATGCTCTATGGTAATGGACCATGCGCATATATGCAGACTGTAGAAGGTGGTAAGCTGCGACGTGAGTACACCGCACTGCCTGCTTGGGATGAATGGCTGAATAGCTGGCAGGAGCGTGGAATGGAAACATCTGCACAGGAGTTTGCTAAGACCTGCATCAAGAACTACTACTGGTTCGGTGACTTCTTCTGTAAGTGGAGATTCTCACGTGGTAAGCGTATCGGTATGCTACCAGTAGCAGGACTTGAACCCTTAGAGAATAAACACTGTCGTCTTGCTACTAATCGTAAGGATGTAGCATACGATCAGATTAATTATAGCGACTTCAATAACATAGCTGTAGGACGGTGGACATACGGATTAGGCAATTACAAGATATACCCTAAGTTCGCATTGTCAGAAGTTGACAACTATCTATTCGCTGCCGTGTCACACCACAGAGAGAAATCAGTAGATGAGTTCTACGGTGTGAACGAGACCCACCAGGGCGCACGTCCATATATTCAAGGTAGTAACAAGACCGCCTCCTACATTAACTCCTTCTTGCGTAATTCCCTTGCAGCGAAGATTCACATCATCATTCCGAATGCGTGGGTGTCAAGCAAACGTAATCAGTTAGTTAAGCTATGCGAGGAGAATAAGGTTCGTAAATCTAAGGATCAAGAACTTATGAAGTATAATGGCATCAGCATCGGTACAGAATACCGTGAATCGTTGCTTGTAGAGTATATGCGATTGGAGCTGCGCAAGATAGGCGACTATCTGAGCGGTGCAGATAACCAAGGCAAAGCCTACTCTTCTATTTCATTTATGGATAGCTCTGGTAACGAGCAGCAGTGGAGAATCGAAACAATCGACCTTAAGTATAAGGAATATATCGAATCTTTGATTTCGTACGATAAGCGAGCAGAAGAAGCCTTACTATCAAGCGTTGGTTTGGATGCATCTATCACAGCGGTTAGTAAAGATGGTGTCATCAGCAAGTCAGGTTCTGACGCTTACTATAACTACCTTATCTATATAATGTCGCTTACTCCAGAGGACGAGATATGTGCAGAACCGTTTAATCTCGCTCTCCGCTTGAACTTCCCTGAACTCTATAAGCAAGGTTATCGCATAGGCTTCTATCGTGAGGTTCCGCAGCGACAGGAAGAAATTGCACCGAAAGACAGACTAAATCAGCAGCAGTCATGAATATACTCGTAGACATTTTCAAGAACTTCTCCACCTTCAGTCTTTATGCGCCTGGAGTGGAAACTAATATGGACCTGAACGATTTGCGTTCGTCTGGTCTTACGGCTCGCAAGCGTATCGAAACCGTAATCAGTCGTGCTGTGTTCGATGAACTCTTAAAAGAGAAAGAAGACTCTCCTCTTATGGAAGCCTTACGTGCAGCTATGGCGAACATGACCATGGCAAATCAAATCATCTTTGATAGTGTTAATCGAAGGAAGGGCGAGGTCAATGTGTATAAGTATGAGCTGGAAGCGATGAAGCGTTCCTACATGGAAAATTATTGCAACGCTATCGATACGCTCGTGCAACTGTTGTCTGAACCTACTGAAGGTGAGATTGCAGAACTGTGGCGCAAGACACCTTACTTCCCTATCTTGGAGCGTTGCGAAATAAAGACAATGGATCAGATGGATTCAATCTATCCTATCGATGCATCTTATCTTTACTTCTTCAGAACAGTTCCTTTACAAAAGGAAACACTCGATGAAGTTATGTCGATTTACTTCGAGAAACTTACAGATGATAATAGAGAGCGCATTCGTCCTATCTTGTTGCTTGCCTTGGTAAAGAAGACAATAGCAAAGTCGCTCCGTAGGTTTGATATCCTCGAGTTCCCTTCGACGATTCGAAACCTCTTCGATGATAGTCACGCTGCACGCTCTGGCAAGGATGAATCCAGTGCTATCTTCGCACTTGCCGACCGCCTCGATCGTGAGGCGGAAGAACTCCTCTCGAATGCTGATACACTGCTCTCCTCTGAGTCTGTCTCTGACTTCTGTTCGAACTCAGCGTACAATCACCCTGATGATAACATTATAATGTTGCCATAATGAAAGATATCGAACTTGTATATAAAGGCGACATACATCGCATCTCTAACCGTTGGGATGCGATGAACGACCGTCAGTATACCCGACTTGTAGGCGACTTCCTTCGTATGGCAGCAGGCGAGTTGTCAGCTGGAGAGGTTCGGATTAACTGGCTGTGCGATATAATGGGTTGGAGCAAGCGCAAGTTCCATTCAGAGGAACAGATTGCTAACCTCGTCGCAATCTCTGAACAGCTTACGTTTATGTTTCAGATAAACTATCCTGATAACAATAGCGTTCTGGATGGTGTCGACGAGGATACTTACGAGTTATGCCGTCGTGTTGACCCTTATCGCTTGAATATTCCACTTGCACGTGTGCTGCGCAGGCTCGACTATCAATACGTAATCGACCTCTGTTTCTGTGCGCAACTCATTCCTTCTGTTCAGATTGACGGACGTTCTTTTCCTGGTTATCGAATTGAGACGAGTTTCGGTACGCTTACTTGCTCTCTTACTGCCCTTCAGTACGTCGAAGCACAGGGGCTTATCGAGCGAGGTGAGGAGTCGTTGCCTTTGCTCGCTGCCATTCTCTATTATCCAGAGAAAGAGTACAATTCTGAACGTGCACACGAGTTAGCTAACGATTTCGCTAAACTTCCACTCGAAACGCTTACAGCTATATCGTTTAATTTTCAGGCGTTTAACAATTATCTATTTAGTAAAACTTCATTCTCTCTGCTGTCTAAGTTCGCTCATAAACCCAAGCAGCCTATCACCACCGATGCCTCTGATGCGCTCTACGACCTCTCCAAGGAGGGGCTTGGAAACGCAAAGCAGATAGAGCAGATGAACGTACTTACTTATCTGAAGGTGCTGCGCAAGAAGACTATCGATGCGGTTAAGGATATGAAGGGTTTTGGATGGGATAAATTAAAAATCAGTGAGGAGGTGGGGCTTCCTATCTCTGTAATCGATAAGATATTATGATTAAAGATCAGTTTCTCTATTTTGCACAATATCCGTCAAAAGAGGGTGTTCGTGCTATACTTACCAATGGTGCGAGTGACTTCCCTGGTTATAATGACCTTGCGGAGTCTCTTGATAAACTTCCCAATGTGTCGCGACTCCCTGAGATAGCCAACTATGTCTATGGTCAGTCGTTCGAAGAATTGAAGCAGCGCATCGATAAGTTAGTGGGTTCTTTCCTGTTCGTTGATTATGGCGAACTAAATATGTCAGCGGATGGACGCAACTCTTACCAAGTAACCCAGCGTATCGCTATCACCGTTGCAAGCAAGATGACGAACCGTGCTGACGCTGCTGAATATATGCTTGCCTCCGATTCTGCACTTCGCCTACTCTCTAAGATTCACGCTTGGATGATTGCAGATGCCGAAGAAGGCGAACTCGATTGGATATCTCGAGGCGAACTCGACAAGGCGGAGATGATTCCTTTTGTCGCTACAGAACTCTCCTCGGTTGGTTGGACCTTGATGCTCAATTGTGTTGCGCCTGACACGCTTGGAACGCACCTTTTAAGTCGGTCCTTTGCGAAACAGCCTTAAATCCTTACCTTTGTATCGTTAATAAGTTGGTAGAATTATAGTTTGATAGTTAATAGTTTTTTCAGATTGAAGATTGTTTAGGATGACGGGCTAACGCAGTGATGCGTTAGCCCTTTTTGTATCGTTTTTTATCATTAGATAATTACTTCTAAATCACTGATTATAAAGGCGATAGTACTTGCGTGTTCCTTATTATAGTGTTACCTTAGCAGTACAA